CTGTTTTCGTTTGTTTTTTTTTTTTTTTCAAGCAGAAGACGGCATACGAGATGTAGCCGTGACTGGAGTTCAGACGTGTGCTCTTCCGATCTATTACATACCTCAAGGTATGACTGCATAATTGAAACGCCTAAAGGATTGTTCAAAGTACAAATTAAATCAGTTCACAATTTCACAGATAGATCAAGAGTTTTTTTAAGAGATACAAAGAGAAAAAAATATAGTTTAAGGGATGTTGATTTTTTTGCTATTTATTACAGAGAGAAAGACGGATTCTTTATTTTAAAAAATGACGGCATAAAAAAATCAATTGAATTAACATCGCCTAAATATTCAAAATTTTTTAATAACTTTGCACAACTTTAACTGTTTTCAATTTTGTTTTCCCCTGGAAGAGCGTCGCAAATTAATGTGGCGCTTTTTTTTTATCTTTACAAAAATATTTATATTATGAAACTAAAAATCAAACAATCCATTTTAAGAGGCGGTCAAAGATTTAATGAGGGAGACGTTATAGAACTAAACGAAAAAAATGCTAAGAATTGGATTAAAAAAGGTTTAGGATCTAAAATAACTAAAAAGAAAGAAAAGCAAACCTTTGATACCAAAGAACTAAAGGTTGAATATAAAGAAATAAAATCAGATGAGACAAATTAAAATTAATGCAACAACCGGAAATGAAATACTAACGGCGCAAAATGTTAAAGATTATGTTCGTATTGATACAAGTGCGGATGATAATTTAATTACTGCGATGATTTCTCAGGCGCGTATATGGTGTGAAAATTATATTTCACGCGATATAGTATCAAAAAACAGAACGTATTACATAGATTATACAAATGGTATTATTCGATATGCCTTTTGGGCCAATTGATAGTGTTTCAGAGGTTACAATTAACGGAACGGCTACAACTAACTACGAAATTCTAGGTTTAGATAATGAAACTATTGAATTGGATCAGGGTTCAGCAGAACGCGTTAAAATAACGTACACAACAAAAGGTTTAAACGATTCTTTAATTAAACAAGCTATGTTGCAACTAATATCAACTTATTACGACAATAGAAGTGATTTTGTTTTAAGTAGCGTTAATGAAATACCAACATCTACAAGAAATATATTAACAAGTTATAAAACAATGTTTATATAATGAACGCCGGCAAATTAGATAATAAAATAACTATAAAACGTTTAATAAAAACGCCTGATGAATTTGGCGGTTACAATTCTACTTTGTCAGATGTTGCGACTGTTTGGTGCGATATTAAGCAAATTAAAGGCGAAATAAACGATAAATTTGGTAAAAGGGAACAAGATATTCAGATTGAAATAACAATGCGTAAAAATACAGCTGAATTGATTCAGTTAGGTGATATTTTTGCTTTAGAAAATAGTTCTAAAAAATACAGAATTAACGATAAATTTGATTTTGATTATAAATATTATACTAAACTATTAGCTACAAAGTCAGAGTAAATGCAAACTAACTACATAAAAATTAATCAATCGGACTTATCTAAACTTAAAAAAAAGCTTGATAATTTACGCGCTTTTGAAACTAAAAAACTTTCAAATGAATTAGGTAAAACAGCGCTTGAGGTTGTAAGGTTTGCAAAACAAAATGTAGTAACAGACGACGGACCGTTAAAACTGTCTATAAAAGCTGAACGAAAAAATAAAAGCGTTGATATTGTAGCAGGTGTAAATTATGCGCCTTATGTTGAATTCGGAACTGGTCGATTAGTTAGTTTAGACGATATGAAGGAATTGGGTATTCCTGATAGTTATGCAGCACAATTTAAAGGCAAAGGAATAAAAGAGGTTAATTTACCAGCGCGACCATTCTTTTTTAATTCGGCGCGAATTGGTTTCAGAAATTTATTAACGCGTCTTAATGGCGAAATACAAAAAGCAATTAAATAATGTTAGAGGCTATACACTACATAAGAAAAGCATTTATAGAAAAATTAACCAATAACGTAATTATAAACGGTTCCGTTGTTCCGGTTTATAATCGTGTACCTACTAACACAAACTATCCATTTATTAGAGTTTATTCTGTATCAAATGCCGAAACAGACCAAAACCAAACGTCGTTTAATTTAGAGACAATAACGCGCGTTGAATGCGTTACAAGATTTGCAAGTGATGACGGTGGCGAATTAGATACTAATTTAATGGTTTCGCAATGTTTAGAACAATTAAGAACACGATCAGCAAATTATATAGATATAAAAGCAAGCGGTTTTAATATATACACAAGCGTAAACGAAGGCGTTAAATATTTACAAGATGATTTATCTGACTTCACATATTTTCGCGCCATTATTGAAATATCAAATAAAATTGAACAAATAAATTCGGTTGGCGGTTTACAAAGTGAATTACAAAACGAATTACAATCTTAAAAAAATAAATTATGGCAAAAATTACCTTTACAGATAAAATAGATAATCAAACTTCAGCGCTGCCGGCAATTAATAAAGTTACAGCCGCCGATTTGAATGAAATAAAAACGTCAGTTAATGATATATACAACACGTTGGGCGGTTTTGCGTTTTATGAAGATGCAACAACGGCAACAACGCCAATAAGTATTTTAGCAGACACCTGGACCGATTTAACAAACGATAAAGCCGGCGCAGGTACATTAACTACTTATAAGCCTTCATATGTTAGTGGCGATTTATGGGACACCGCGACAAATACAATTGATTTAGACGAAGTGCCAAACGGGAAAATTGTTGTAGTTAGAACAGATTTTGAATATACGGCTGGTTCGTCAAACCAACACGTTGACGCGCGTTTATATTTTCCGGACATATCAAAAGAATTACATTTTTTACACAGCGATTTAGGTTCGGTACACGGCTCACATCATTTCGTTAATACAATGCAATTTTATACGGATTCAAACATTCAGACATCAGACGTAAAAATTCAGTTTCAAGCAAGCGGAAGCGGAACATTAAAAGTAAACGGATTTTTAATCACAATTTTAAGTTTTTAAAAAATGAATGATCTTAAATTATATTTTCTAAATACTTTTTCGTTTATGGCTTCATTTACTTCAATTGATGAAGTTTTGAAAATTATATTGTTAGGCGTCTCAATTGGGTATACCGCGCAACGTTGGTATTATTTGAATAAAAATAAAAATGACTAAAAATTTTTCGATTTCAGAATTTGAATGTAACTGTGGAAAATGTAAATTAACCGCAGACGTAAAAAATAATATTATAAAATTAGCAGATCAGCTTCAGATATTACGCGACAAAGTTAAAAAACCTATCAAAATAAATTCAGGTTATAGATGCCAGGATTATAACGATAACGTAATAAAAGGCGCTAAACATTCACAACATAAATTGGGTAAGGCTGCCGATATTGTTATAAATGGAATGACGTCAAACGAGGTTTATGAATTAGTTTGTGAAATGGTTGAATCTGGCGAATTAAAATTTGTCGGAATCGGCAAGTATAATTCATTTACGCACGTTGATATAAGGGATTATTCTGCGCGTTGGGACTTCACAAAAAAATAAATTATGCCTGATAAAAAAACATACAAAGAAAAGAACGGTACTACAAGAGTAGGCGATGCCTTACGTTGGTTAGCTAAACAAGGCAAAACAATAGCACCAGAGATATTAGATATAGCAGGTAATATTACTGGTATAGATGGTTTAAATAAACTATCTGATGTTATAAGCAAAGACAAGCAACTTACTGAAGTTGATAAACAGTTATTATTAGCTGAATTACAGCAAGATGTTATAGAAATGCAAGAAGTGACTAAGCGTTGGCAGTATGATATGGGTAGTGATAGTTGGTTAAGCAAGAACATAAGACCGTTAAGTTTAGCGTTTTTAACATTAACACTATTTATTTACATTATATTAGATTCGTCAATTAATGGGTTTACAATAGATAAAGCCTGGATTGATTTACTAAGCAGTCTTTTATTATTAGTTTATGGGGGTTACTTTGGTATGCGAAGCGTTGAAAAGGTGACGAAGTATTTTAAAAATAAATAAACAAACAAAACTATCTTTTAATTTTTGTATTTTTGCTAAAACTATTTTTTTATGTCTTTAGCAAACGATGCAAACCTTTTATTGATTCCAAGCGGTTACAAAGCCGGAAAAGTTTACAGTCAATTTCCACCAAGTGGTGACGGTGATTTTACATTTTCAAGAACTGGAGAAGATACAAGAATAAACCAAGCTGGAGGGATTGAAACGGTAGCAAGTGACGTGCCACGTTTAGATT